TTACTCACAACACAGTTATGTAGTACAATCTGGTATTGACCTCTGTGAATCACGTGGGGATTGTTTCTACATCGCTGACCTTGACACACTTGACGCAACACTTACATCAGTTACTACTCAAGCTGAACTCCTTGATACCAATTATGCAGCAGCATACTATCCTTGGGTTCGAGTACTAGATGATATCACTGGTAAATATCTCTGGGCACCACCATCGGTAGTCCTCCCAGAAGTCTACGCATACTCCGACCAACAAGGGGCAGAATGGTTCGCACCAGCAGGGTTGAATCGTGGTGGTATCCCAGGTGCAGTTAGTGTTAAGACCCGCTTGAACCAAGCACAACGTGACGAATTGTACGAATCAAAGGTCAATCCAATCGCACAATTCCCAGGACAAGGTATCTGTGTATGGGGACAAAAGACACTCCAACGTCGCGCTTCAGCACTTGACCGTGTAAACGTTCGTCGCTTACTCATCACTGTGAAGAAGTATATCGCAAGTTCAGCACGGTACTTGGTATTCGAACAAAATACCGAAGCAACACGTACACGTTTCTTGAACATTGTCAACCCATATCTCGCAGGTATTCAACAACGTTCTGGGTTGACCGCATTCCGTGTGGTAATGGATGAAACCAATAACACACCAGACATCATTGACCGTAACATCTTGGTGGGCGCAATTTATCTCCAACCAACCCGTACCGCAGAATTCATCAAGTTGGACTTCAACATTCTCCCAACTGGTGCAACCTTCGATACAATCTAATCAGTTTTTTCAATAACAACTATTTATTAAAGTACCAATCTATATTTGGAGAGCCACATGGCAAATTTGGTCAATGAACAAGAACTATTTTTCACCGCATTCGAACCAAAAACTGCGAATCGGTATATAATGTTGTTGGATGGAATTCCTTCCTATCTTATCAAGAAGGCAGACCGTCCAAAGTTAACCCAAGAAAAGAAGAAGCTTGACCACATCAATCTTCAACGCTATGTCAAGGGTAAGACGATTTGGGAAGAATTAAACCTCGAATTATACGACCCAATCGTTCCATCTGGGGCACAAGCAGTAATGGAATGGGTTCGCCTTCACCACGAATCAGTCACAGGTCGTGATGGATACGCAGAATTCTATAAGAAGGATATTATCATCAACGTTCTCGGACCAGTTGGTGATAAGGTTGAAGAATGGATTCTCAAGGGATGTCAAATCACTAAGGTAGAATTTGGTGAAATGACTTGGGAAAAGGATGACCCAATGGCAATCTCACTTAGTATTCAACCAGATTATTGCATTCTTAACTACTAAAAAATACTCACGTAGGAAACAAAACCCCACTCAAAAGGTGGGGTTTTTTGTTGGAAATTACTATATACCAAGAATTTATGATACTTATATAAAGGTGTATTTTTTCGAGGAAGATTATGGCAGACATTACTGAATTCAATATCGGTCAAGGTGAAACTTTTAAAGTATTGGCTAGCGTAGAAAACGTAGACCAAGGCGGATATTTAGATATTACAAATTATACTTTTGCTGGTCAAGTCAGAGAAAATTATAATACAGATGAAATTGCCGCATCATTTAGTATCACTAAGTTATCTCCTAATACGTCTGGAAGCTTTTTCTTAGAACTCACCCCAGCCCAAACTAGTACCTTTACACAACGTAAATACGTATACGATGTCAATATGACTAGTGGCTCAATCACTAGACGTATTCTTGAAGGATATTTTGTAGTACGCCCAGCATCGACGAGATAATAAATGAGCGATTTCAGCACCGGTATACCAAATATACGGGTTGTAATTCGGGAAAACACGGACGATAATTTATCTATAGATGTACCGAATATATCCGTTAATATTCAAAAAAATACCGATTACAATGTAAACATCATTCCGACCTCAGTTACTCCTACCAGAACTGGGTCTTGGAATCGTATTGCTGACCTAGCGCTTACAGCAATATCATCATCATATGCAGTTACTGCTTCATATGCTTTAAATGCTGGTGGTGGAGCAGGATTCCCATTCAGTGGTTCGGCTGAAATCACAGGGTCATTAAAAGTTACGGGTGCAATAAGTGCATCATCTATTACAGGCTCATTTAAGGGTGATGGTTCACAACTTACAGGACTCGTAACAGATTTACGTATTAGTGGGTCTACTGGTAGTGATACCCTAAGTTTATTAACCGATACCCTATTAATCACTGGTGCGAACGGCATAGTAACTACGGTCACTAATAACACTGTCACCGTAGATGTTCCTGTGGCATTAACCGCATCATTATACGGTACGGCAAGTGTTGCAGATGGGATTGACGTTATTTTTGCTGGAATATATGAAACCGGAAGTGACAGTTATATTATTCCAACACCTTCTGGTGGATTGTCCTATATCACCAGTGCTAGTTACGCATTAACGGCAAGCTACTTATTAAATAATACTTGGGATACTATAGTAAACAAACCAAATGGAATAGTAAGTGGCTCGCAGCAAATATTAGATTATAATATATTTGCTACCACCGGATCAAACATATTTGTTGGTAATCAAACGATAACTGGTTCTTTGTATATTTCAAACAACTTAGTGGTACTTGGTTCTTCCTCTATTCAATATGTTTCTCAAAGTACGTTAAATATTGGAACCAATTTAATTACTGTAAACACTAATACTCCAAGTGTACGATTTGGTGGATTAGCAGTAATTGATAGTGGTTCTTCCCCATTAGTAAGTGGTTCGTTATTATTTGATTCTATCAATGACCAATGGGTGTTTGTTCACCAAACCACAGGCGGCACAACGTCATCTGTACTGTTGATGGGGCCACAAACCTATAATAATTTAGGGAACGAAACTAATTTAACTACAAACAGAATTCCAAAAAGTGTTAATGCGGAACATCTTGGTGATTCGCAAATTTCTGATAACGGAACAACGGTATCTATTACAAATGGATTGAGCGTTGGTACATCAATTACGGCAACGTCTGTTTCTGCATCATTTAGTGGGTCATTAAAAGGAACGCTACAAGGCATACAAGAAGAAATTATATTGTCTTCTAGTGTTGGAGCAACTACCTCGTCGTTTGATTTTGCAAACGCATCCATCTTCTATTTAACTGGAATGACTGGAACTGGCGCTTGGAACATCATTAATATTCCTACTGCTTCACAAAGAGCAACTACTTTGACATTTGTAATTGAACAAGGAGCAACCGCGTATAGCGCATCATTATATCAATTAAACAGTAGTAATGTAAGTGTTAAGTGGTTAGGAACAACAGTACCAACTGGTAGTGCAAATAAAACTGATGTGATAGGGTTAACCGCATTCCGCAGTGGTTCAACGTGGAATGTGTTGGGTGTATTATCAAGCTTTGGTTAATCTATGTTAGGTAGAGTTTCGGGGTTTGGCCAAGTTGGAAGTATTTTAAAAGTAATATCATCACCCACCGTGGTAACTTCTAGTGGACTGTATGATTTTACTACTTTTACCTTTACTAATGCTGGAGCAACGGGAAGAAATGGTCCAACATATGCACAATTATTAGGAGCATATACTGGGTCAGCTACGTGGGCATCAAACACTTCCTACTTTACGGCATCTATCAGAGGAATTCAAGTTTGGACAGTACCCCAAACAGCAACATATAGATTAACGGTTGCGGGGGCAGCTGGTGGTAATAGTCCGACCATTACCTCTGCTTCATTATTACCTAGTGGTTCTGGTAGTGGTGGATTTGGAGCTTATATCGTTACTGATGTATCGTTAACACAAGGACAAAAATTAGCAATTGTTGTTGGTCAACGTGGTGGAAATAGATACAGTGGGTCTGGAGCAAATGCATTTAACGGTGCATCTGGTGGTGGTGGAACGTTTATTTATGATAATGATACTATTACATATTATGTCGCAGCTGGTGGTGGCGGTGGAGCATTAGGAGCTATTGCAAATTTATTCTCTACCCAAATCTCCGCAAGTGGTAAGTTCAATACTACGTCGGGAACCACCATCAACATCGGCAGTAACTTTACCTCTTCTGGTGGAACGGGTGGAAATGGTGGTGGAAGAAGTACCAGAAATATATTATATGGTGGACCTGGCGCGGGCATATTGAGTTCTGGGTCTGCTTCCAATGGTGGTCAAGGATTGTCTAGAGCAAATAACTGGTTGGGAGGTAGTACAGGGTCTATTGCTAACATAAACGGCGTCGAAGGTGGATTTGGAGGCGGTGGTGGAGCAGTTGACGGTGATGGAACTCTAGACGGTAACGTTATTGCGTTTGCAGGAGGCGGCGGTGGATATTCTGGTGGTGGTGCCGGTGGTAACTCTGGCCAATCCAATAGTTCATATGGTGGCGGTGGAGGAAGTTATTATACCGGTTCACTAATTACCGGTTCAAATAATTTTAATCAAAGTCACGGATACGTAACAATAACTAAACTGTAATATTTATTATAGTTCAAATTATAAAGAGGTAATATGGCAGCAAATCGTTTTATACCTTTACATAATAGTCAATCTGGTGCAATACCTACTGCGAGCGCCTTATATGAAGGTGAACTCGCCATTAACATTGCCGATGGCAAAATGTACACCAGATATGGTAGTAATGTCGTTGCACTCAACGATACCACAGGATTTGTATCCAGTAGTCAACAAGTTATTAATCACATTAGTGGTAGTGATATTACACCAAATTCTGTTCAATCAAGTCAATTAGAAATAAACGCTGGGCAATTTACTGTTTTATTCACCGGATCAATTAATTCGGGGATATTCGGGGTATCAGAATACATTCAACCATATATCTCGACCACAAGATATTCTGGGATGGTAGTGGAATATCTCGCTCAGCGTACCGGTGCATGTCGTATGGGGATTATTATGGCAGCCTGGTTAAATACAGCTAGTGTAATCTTTACTGACGTATCTACTACGGATATTGGGGACACCAGTGATATTTCCTTTAAGTTCTTAAGTAGTTCAAATGAATTACGGTTACGTGTTAATAGTGAGGGGTCAGGAAGTGGAGCATGGACTGTACAAAGTCTATTTAAATTGTTCCCGAATTTGAATCCTTAAAAAATTATTTAATATTTATATACGATAACCCCGTTGGGAGAAATGTATGGCAAATGAATTTATTGCCCGTAAAGGTCTGATTGTCCTTAATAACGGTGCAAAAATTACTGGATCTCTCGAAGTTTCTAGTAATAGTATATTTTATGGCCCAGTCACCGCATCGGCGGGGGCAACTGGTTCATTTACCGGCTCATTTAAAGGCGACGGGTCACAACTAACGGGGCTTGTTACCGACCTTCGTATTAGTGGGTCAACGGGCAATGACACTCTCAGTCTATTAACGGATACATTAACTTTTAGTGGGTCTAATGGGGTTACCACGGTTGTTACTAATAATACTGTAACTATCGGCATTCCAGCAGGCACGGTTTCCGCATCATCCCAAGTAGACCACAACGCCACCACAAATTATGTAGCAAACCAACACATTGACCACAGCTTAGTAAGTATCACCGCTGGGTCTGGGTTAAGTGGTGGTGGTGACATTACTACAACTCGTACGTTAACACTTGATACATCATCTGCACACTTTACCGGTGGAGTTAAGTCTAAACTTAACGCTGATGGAGT